AGTAGTAGTTTCAAAGTTTCTCCCAACATCGGATTATTTATAACAACATCGTTTATAGCTTTAACAAATTTAGTTAATCCTTTTGTTGCTTCGACTATTGCAGGCTCTAAACGTTTAAAAAGAGATATCCCCGCGCTTTCTAACGTACTACCAAGCGTTTTAAATGCTGCGTCCGTTGTACCTCTCATAAAATTAGCCATTTTTTTTGATGCGCCTTGCATACCTTCAATTTTTTCTCTGTAATTATCGATTGTTTGCGCGCCCTCTTTCATCAGGATATTAACACTTGCCACGGTCCGTTTTCCGAATATTTGAGTTAAAGTTGCGGTTCTTTGCGTATCTGATAAGTGTTTAAATTTATTTGACATTTGCCCGATTATATCGGTCAATTCTAGCATTTTCCCGTCTTTCTCAATATTGATCTTATATTTTTGCAGTAACTTTAAACTTTTCCCCTGGGCGCCTGCTAAATTCAAATACATGTTCCTTAATGCCGTTCCGCTGTCCGCCCCTTTTATGCCTGCATTTGCAAGGGTACCGGTCAACGCTGCCATCTCTTCAATAGTTGCGTTGTTTGACTTCCCAACCGGTCCAAGTTTTTTCATGGTTTCAAACATCATTTCCATACTTGTATTAGATGTTGTTGTTGTTGCCGCATAGAGATCATTTACCCGGGCCATATTTTTCATAAGCTGCCCGGTGTCCTTTGTCATTAACCCAAGGGCGCCCAAACTGTCACTTGCTATGTCTGTCGCCTGGGCAAGATCTATCCCCGCCGTTGTTGCAAGATCTACGACGCCGGGAAGCGCCGCAATACTTTGTTTGCTGTTGAAACCTGCCATGGCGAGAAAATCAAGTCCTTGTGCCGCCTGGCTTGCGCTAAACTCTGTTGTCGCTCCCACTTTACGCGCTGCCGCTTCGAGTTCTTTGAATTGCGCGGTGTTTTTATCCAAAATTCCAAATTTTGCGGAAGCTGCCGCAATTGTTTTGCCGAACTCCGCCCCGATTGTTATTGCTTTTTTAGCTGCCATTGTAAACGTCGTTAGGCCGCCCGCTAGCGCTCCGATTGCTAACCATTTTTTTAAACCTGCACCCGATTTTTTAAAACTGGTATTAATGCCGCTAAATGCTTTTTTAGCTTTATTTTTAAGCCAGTTAAAACCGTTTGCAGTTTTTCTGAAAGATCTTTTCCAAAATCCCCCCATTTTTACGGCGCTGACTTTCCCAACACGACTAATTTTTTTTATAACCTTTGTTGTTTTGTCAATACCTCTAAAAACGGTTGAAACTGCAAATTTAACACCCATAGTTAAAACCTCTTTTGATTGTTTGAATTATTTCTTTTTGTCTGGAATACTGTTTTCATGAATTCTTTTACTTCCCTCGTACCAAAACATTAAATTATCAGGTCCGTGCGGGCCGTCCACGTACATTTCTAAACTTGACATAGGCAAATTGTAAAACGTGCTGTGAACACTGAAAAGAACGTTTGACAAATTACCGCTTAAAACAAAAAATAAGCACAAATACTTTTTGTAAGGGAAAAATCAATTGAATCTAAATTTCTAATCAGTCCGCCCGGCTCACCTGTTAACGCCTCCGCCAGTTTTACGATACTGCCGACACCCTGACTTGTCGCCTTGTCCACTTTTTGCAAGTCAACAACCTTCAAACGGGGTTGAAAAGTCAATTCTTCCAAGCTATCGTTTACCGGGAAAAGAAGTTTCTGTTTTATTTCGTTTTCTTCGGTCATAGTCAAACGGCCGTCCATAAAAGCAGAAACTATTTGATTTTCATCTTCTCTTTTTTCTTCTCTTAGGTATTCAGGCAATTTTTTGTATTCAAACCATTTTTCGAATTCTGTTATTGCCATTTCTTTAGATAATGCATTCATGGTGTTTTCTCTCCGTGTTTTAAGCTATCTTTTCACATTTGCCGCCGCCGGAAATTGTGACCGCTGCCAGTGAACTTTTTGTGTTATGTTTCAAGTCTCCTGTGAGTGAACCTGTTCCCCTGTAAACGTCACCGACTACATAGGAAAAAGTGAACTCTGCATCGTTTGGAGAGTCTTGAACATTTTGTAAAAATTCCAAATCTTCGTTATCGGCTTCTATGTTCAAAGAAACATTTTCGATCATCCACGGTTTGCGCTCCAAACTGGCGCGCGCTGTTCCGTTTCCGTTCATTTCAATTTCTTTCGAATAGCCGCCTAAATCAAGTGTATTATCTGCGCCCTTTTCTACTGCAAAAGAACGCTTCCCGATTGTCGGATGCGAAATAGTGATTTCTTCAATATCGCCGCCTCTACCCATCGCAAAACCTCCCTTTAACTACCGTAATTAAAACCGGCGTATGCTGTTGTTGCTGAAATAGCTACAACGCCGGAACGCTTGTAATAAAACTGTGTTTCAAATCTTTTTGGGTTCACATCAGAAACACCAACCTGAATTGATTCTTTGGAGAACGCCCCATCGTTTATTAATGCATCTGTTACCAGGTTGTCAATATACGCAAATAGAACGCCCTTCCATTCTTTTGGTTTAATCGTATCTTGCGCGGTGCTGTATTCTGCATCGAGAACGATTGTTTTGTTTTTAAGCTCTCTAAGCTCAACAATTCGGTATCTGTAAATTACATTCATATCTACGCCAACAATGTCGCGTGGATAACGCCAATCAATCGCGGTTGCTGGTTGACTGCTTGGGTGTCTGTGTGTAACAAAATCTTTTATCTGGTATTTTCCATCTTTTATAACAGCGGTTGAAACACCTTTTTTTACGATAAAATCGCGGTTTGTATAGTCTTTAAAATCGCCTTCCGTTGCTGCCGGTGTTGGCATATCTGGCAAATATTTGTCAATTATAACAAGATGGGGGTTTGTGTTCATTTGAAGCGCAAAAACACGCGCCCAATTTGCCGCAACTTCCCAACGTGCCGCATAACTTCCAGGGGCGACGCATAAAGCATTGGTAAGATCTTCCGTTCTAAGATCTGGGCCGGCTGTTATTGTGTCTTTGTCGGTCTCTGTAGATCCATAGAGAGAAACAAACGGTTTTGTAACAATTGAATTCCATCTGCCAGTACCGCCGGTGTCTGGGTCCGGTGCGCCGTTAAATGTTTCTAAAACATCCAGGCTGTAAGTGCCAAAAGGATTAATAACAACTGTATGCCACTGCTCGCCGAATTCTGCCAGGGCGCTTGAAATATCATTATTGCCCGCTGCGCCTGTTGGCTGTACTACTGTATAAACCATTCCTGCGGCGTCGTCTTCGTCGCTAACCTCAACAAAAATTTCATTTGCTGTTTCACCCTTCCATAAACTTGTTAAGTCTACGCTGCCAGGTGTTCCGGCTGTTCCTGCGGTTATTGTCGGTGTGCTTGTTGCATCTAAATCAAGTAAAGGGCCAAGGTCCGTACCCGCACTTGGTGCCACCGCTGCTGTCAAAGTCGAACTTATCCCGTAAGAATCACTTGTGATTTTAGCTTCCCCGCTGCTTACTGAGAAAACCGCGTCGATGTTTGCAACGTCAAAAGCTGTGTTAATAACCGCAACTGTTTCAAGCACTGTACTTGCTCCAGACAAATCTATATCGCCTGTTTCAACTGTTACGCCGTCCAGGTCAAATTTTAGCCTGTAGTCGCTTGCTGTCAAAGCTGCTGCCGCTGTATCATCAAAACTTAAACCACTACTTTCTATGTTCCCTTGTGTTGGAAGAACCGCCGCGGAAACGCTGGCACTCATTGGAGACCAAATATTTCCATTAATGGCCGCTGCAATTGCATTTAAAACGTCGTTTTCGTTCGCGTCCTTATCAACAACAAAAGATAACGGTTTACCGCTAATTGTTGACCTGCCGCCAAATTTAACCGTATGTGTCACTGCTTTTGATGCCAGAACCATTGAAACGGTTATAGATCCGGCGCTACCAAGTGCGCCGGCCGCGTCCGCTATTGGAAAAACATTTGTTTTAATGCTTCCAACACCGCCGCCCTCTACTGGGCGTAAGATGCGCATAATTTGGGCCGCCGGACTCATTCCCATTTCGCTTAAACAATCTGTTGCGTTTGTGTATTCAATCGGCTCATTGAATGTAAACCCTGATTGTTTAGCGGTTGCAACTGGCGATAAAATCGCAATTGCCTGGGGTAAATTTGGGCCGGCTTCCGAAAAATCTTTAAACCCAAGCGCGAACCCTGTAACGCTGCTTACTGCGTTTGGGTCTATTGCGTTAGAAATACTCATTTTTCAAAACCTCATTATTGATTAATAATTTGTAAAATTTACAATTTTAAAAAGTTTCTTCTTTTTTTATTCCGTAATCGTCAGTTTCCGACGGGTAAATTTGGCTGTCGTTACCTTCAATCACGTCTGTAGTCGTATTAGGTAAAGTTATTTCATTGTTCTGTATGTCCATGTTTAACCGACCGCAAATAATGTTCCCCGCTTCGTCGCTGTTTCGTTGGGGTTGAAAAACTTCAATGTTTGCAATGTTAACCCGACCGACCACCGGTTTAAGATCGATCGACGAATAATCAGGAAAAGTTAGAATATTTCTGACTATCTGTATTAAACGCTGCATTCTTATTGATGCTTTTGTGTCCCCATACTCAACAACTGAGTTAGTATCATCATAAACAGTTGGTTCTTGAACTGTGATATCAATAAAAAACTTGGGTTCGTGTGTTTGATTGCCACGGCTTGCAGGCTGCAACATGCCGCCGCTAAAAACAATATTAATGTTTGGCGTTTCGCCTGGGCTGTATGGGACAAATCTTTCTTGAAAAACCTGCACTGACTGTAGAAACGTTTTTAAATCTGGGTCCGTTTCTAATGTCGCCTGTTGTGGTATTTCTTCAGAAATGATTGTAAAAAGCTTATCCCGCACAACTTCAAAACCTGCTTTTCCAATTAAATAATTGATTTTAGCTGTCATTCTTGAACCGCCTTTCCTAAAAATAAAACCACTAATGAGAAAACATAATCCGGCCTGGATTCTTGCACGTAATAGGACCGCGTATTCATGTTTGCATCCGTAAACGTAACAATTGAACCTTTTAAGTTTTGCAATTGTGCTGCTGTGCAAAAACCTGCTGTTACCATGTCGTCTGTGTGAAAAGTAACGCTTGCCTTTTCCCCGGAAATTTCGACAAAACCATCGCTGTCAATCCTGGTATGATGGGCCGGCGTTAACGCTTGCGCCGTGTAACTACTGCCGGCCCTTGAAATAGTTGCGGTGTTATTAAATCCTCCCTCCTGAATAATCATTTTTGAATCAATAGAGAGTTGATTAAATAACTTGCCCGCCATTATTTTTTACCTTTCTTTGATTTTGATGGTTTCTTTTCTTCTTTGAGATCCTCTTTTTCAACTGTCAAGTTTTCATTGTCAGTTGGTTTTTCTTCCTTTTTTTCATCAACCGGAGCTGCTTTTTCTTGAAGGTTGTTGTCAGTCCCTTTAATGTTTGCATGATCATTTTTAGGAGCCTCTTTTTTAGCTGCTCCGGTTGAATTCACAGGAGAGAAAACACCTGCTTTTTCCAATCTTTCAAAAACTCCCGCGTTAAACAGGTCTTTTGAATAGATAGAACCTTTTGAAAATAACATGTTGTTATGTGTTATTGTCTTTTTCATTTTCACTTGCATGTTTCATCACCTCCGGTTTACGGTGCGGTTGTTTTAAGTCTTCCAAAAGTGTTAATGCTTTTTGGAATAGCAATAAAAGAACTTTCCGCCAGGATTGAAACTGTTTTGCGTTTTTTGTCTGTGACAAGGTTTACGCTAAACTGCATCGCTTGCCTTTCAACCATACTTTCTGCGTTTGTAAAAATTCTTCTAAGATTGTCCGGTGCATCCACAAGCACGTCCAAACCTGCATAGAAATTCTCATACTGGCCAGGACCAACACAAAGAACATAGTCCGCTGTAATGTACTTTGAATATGTTCCGGCGTTGTTTTGGTAAACTCCGCTATGTGTGTATAGATCAAAAACAAAGTTCTTAATTGTCATCTGGCCGTGATAAACAAGATATCCTCCGTTAACTTTTTCCGCTGTCATAAGACCAGGACCTTCAAAACGTCTGTTGTCAAGTTCGGCTTTTACTTGTGTATTTTTACGGAAGTTTGACCAGGCAGTATCTCCAAAAATGAGTTTATTTGGTTCTGTTTTTCCTGTTTTTCTTACGTTTTCCGCTAATGATGCAATATCATCTATCGCGGGTGCTGCCACATTAGACCAGGATGTAGAAACCTGCGCAGTGTTACCAGAATCTGCACCTAATGAAAGGGCGCTGCCGACTGAAGGCGTAAAAGAACCCTCGGAAAAGAAGTCGCAAACTTGTTTCTCTCTGGTTCTATCCATTTTATCAAGTAATCTTGCTGAATTGATTACAATATCCCTTGAAAGGAGTTCATTTTTTGACATTGAAACATCATATTCATTTTGACCAAAAGAGCGAACGTTATAACGCTGCGCGCTTAATGGCATTTCTTCCGCATAATAAGGCGGCGTGTATGTGTGTTCTTTCCAGTTTGTTGCTTTTACTCGGTTGTAACCGGTTCCGCGCTCCCTTTCAAGTGCCAACTCTTCTTTTACGGTTTCGAGATCAAAAACTATTTGTGTTCCGTCGAAAATGTTTTCTCTGGGGGTTGTGAACATATCAGCTAAACCGCCCGCCGGTTTTCTGTATAAAGAAACCGCTTTTGAAAATAATTTAAGTGCGTCGCCTGCCATCTTTTCCCCCTTAACTTAACATTTCTTTGTAATCATAAACACGTACGCCCCATTGTCTCAGATACTCTCTGATAGAGTATGCAGCGCTGTTTGGTGCGTCGTCAATCGCGTCACCGGAAGAAATTGTAATTTCGTCCTCATCAACATCGCCCGCCACGCAAACAGGTCCACTTGTTGTAAGTGCGCCGGTTGCAAAGGTGTGATCTGGCCCTGCATAAATTGCAGTTGGGATTTTTCCGGTTGCGCCTGAATATGTTATATACGTGTCGTCCGACACGTCAAACATGAGAACTTCGCCCTTTACAATTGTTTGTGCGTTGATACCCTTCAAGGTAACATCTCTGAACTCGTTTTCACCTGTAAAAATTACAGCATTATCTTTGCTTGTTTGGCTCATTATTCACCCCCATTTTCATCAATCATTTTTTTAAAAACGGATGCCATGCCGGAAAGTTCTTTTTCGTTTTCATCTCCGCCTTTTGGGGTTTCAATTTCAAGGTTGTCGTCTGTTTTTTTGATTTCCATTCGTTTTACCTCATTTTGTTGTAAATCAACTGTGTTTAATTCACTTGAATCTATATTTTGACTTGAAAAATCATTGTCTTTTTCCCCAGAAACAAAATCAATCATGCTAACCTTGACGGCGTTCTCTGCTGTCAATACTGCGCCCTGGCCGAAATTTTCAGCTACGTAGCTTTCTGAAACTTCGCGCCCCTCGGCTATTCTTCTTACAAAAACTTTATGTATCTGGTTTAATTCTTCTTTTACAATTTCTATACCTTCCTGGGTTTTTATATCCGGGCGTTTCTTTTCCGCTCCTGTACTGACAATTGTTTCAACAACAACTCCGGCTTTTGAGTAATAACCTTTCTTGTCCATCATTGTTGTAACAACGCCGACTGAACCAAGGAGAGAAACGGGCGAACTTGCCTCGATATAATCTGCCTGACTTGCTAACCAATACGCGCCGCTTGTTGCAATGCTAACAACAACCGCTTTTGTATCTTTCTCGCTATTTCTTATTACCTGGGCGGCCTGATCAACGCCGGAAACGTTGCCACCAGGGCTATCAATAAGCAAAGTAATTGTTTTCACCGCGTCATTGTTGTTTGCGTGTTTAATGGCTCTAATTATATCCGCGTAATTAGTTACATTTATGCCTAAAAACCATTCAATAAAATTTTGCGGCCTGTTTTGGAGAATCCCTTTTATTTCAATTATTGCAGAATCATTCATGATCGAATAGGGTTTTTCATCTCTTTTTTCTGCTTCCATGTCTACCGCATCCAGGAAGACTTTATATTTTTCTTCTCTCACTTCCGCCGAAACTTCATTATTTACGTTTTCCAGGTATTCAGCTAAAAAACGTTTTTCCATCGCGTAAATGTGATTATTTGCTATTTTCATGCTGCGTTGCCCTCTTGATTGTCTTCCATTTCTTCCGTCTCGCTTTCAATTTCTTGATCTGCGCTCGTTTCTAGCGGTCGCCTTGCCTCTGCCATTGCCACGTTCTCTTTCAGCTTCCTGCGGATATTCTGGCGATATGATGTGTTGAAATATTCGTTTGATATTGTTTCGCTAGTTAAATAACCTGCCTGGTCTGCCATAGATAACGCCTTAACCTGTTTTAATAGATCCACATTTTCTTTCACAACACCACGGAAACTGCAATTTAAATAACTTCCGAACTCAACCCAGTACTTTCCGCGGTCCCGTAAGAACTCCACAAAACCAGGGGCTTCAATTTTGTCTGTTAAAACCATGCCGATAAACCAATCAAAATAAACTGGCTTCAAAAAGTTATCTTGAAAAATAGCTCTAATTTCTTTGATTTTAATATTAAATTCAATCGTCGCTTGCCTGGATGCACTGTAATTATTATTAAATTCAAGAAAGAATATTTCCGGCGGAATACCCTTTGCCATGCTCATTATTTTGATTGCAGTTTCGATATATTTACCGAAATTGACATTCGGGCGGTCGTTTGCAAAACTTTTTATTTCTTCCCCGTTGGCCAAATTAGATACAACCATGCCGGGGCCATATTGTTCAAACTGTAAATTGTTTGTTGTTCCGTCGTCTTGTGTAACATCCTGGTTAACCCGTCTTACTGCCCCCTGTGCAAAAGGAGACGCGTTTAAACCGGTTCCCTCGCCGGCTGTGTGTGATATTGCTATCATGGAATTTAAAAGAGCTGCTCTTTGTTCGCTGTCAAGATACTTGTCTACCTCGTTTAAATTTTGCAAAATCGTTCCAAGAATAGGCATAGAGCGCAAATCGTTTACCGTTTTACTGCCGTTTCCATACAGCCACGCGACGCGCCGTTTTGATTTTTTGCCGTATGCAGGAATAAAAGAAAACTCTGTTGAAACCTGATTGTTTCTGCTGCTATGGTGCATATAATAGCCTAGATGCCTGTTTTGCTTATCAAGCTCTATTCCATCACAAACACGGTTCCCGCGTTCGTTTATGCCGTTAACGAATTGAATAGGGGTTCGAATGTATATTCCATCAACAAGCTGTAAACGCGGCAATTGATCTGGTCCAATGTTTTCAATTATCAAAACATCGCCGCTCAAATTTGCCGCCCGGTAAACTTCTTTCTGTAAACCTGCAAAAGTGTTTTCATGTTTCACGTCTACCAGTTCTTTTTGGTCGTTCCAGAGAGAAAAAAGAATTTCTACATTTTCGGCCCATACTTCCAAGTCTTCCTCAGAACCTTCAAAGTATTTTGAAATTTCACTGTAAATAGGTTTACTTTCCAACCATAAACCAGAATTAACAACACTTGTGTCTAATCTACCGAGTATGGTTTCTGCAAAAGCGTTCGACCTGAATAAATCGCGGCTCCTTTTCTGCATTGTGTACAAGTCCACGTATTCGTAGTTTCTTTCTTTGCCCCAACCGCCGGCGTATTTCTCGCCAGAAAAAAAGCCTATTACGTCACCGATACCCATTTCACCGGATAGATAACTTGATTCAATCTTTTTTCTTTCTTGCGTGTATTTAAGCTGCTCCCGGTGTAATTGCCTAGCCTTTTTAGAAAAAACCCTTTTAAGTAAACTCACCATCCGGCGCCCCCGTATGTTATTTTTCTATTTGCGCCCGATAATTCTTGAATCTTTTTTTCGTAATAAGATTGTAATTTCTGGAGTCGCCCCAAATCGGCCCTTGTCACTTGCTGCCGTGTCTGCCCGTCGTCGAATTGATATGATTGACCGGACAAAACCGCCTCAATTGCTGTATCTACCGCTGCAAGTAATGATTCGTATTTTGCTAATCTATCAGAAATGAAGGTCATTATTTTTTTCCCTCGCGTTTTGATTTACGTTTATAATACCAAAAGTTTCAAAACATTACAACTATTTGGATAACTTTTTATAGTGCCGCTTACATTGTTTTTAATTGCAGATTTTCTATAAATTCAATCATGCTGTTAGCAGGTATTTTCAAAGCTTTCAGTTTTTCATCTTGTTTGCTGTCTTGCTCTCTTATTGCTCTTAATTGCATTTCTTCAATTTCTCTGTTTTTCAGGTAAATTTCAAAGTCTTGTCTAAAGTCTTTTTCAAGTATGCTGTAATATATGCTTGCTTTTATGGTGTTTCCTAAGCGGTCGGCCTTGCGCTTATTGTACCACTTCACAAAAAAGTTGAAATGCTTGTTTGTTACTTTTAGGTTTCTTTCTTTCATGAAAAATTCGCTAAAAGGTGAAAAATCATTTATATTGATTTCACCTTGAATTAAATTTGTGTCTGCAATTTTTTTTGTGGGCACTTCTTTTTTTTCTTTTACTTCATTTCTCAAATTTGATAAACTTTCATTCATCAATTCAACTTTTTCATTTGAAGTTTTGGGGTCCTCATTCTCACAGGTGGGGGCCTGTGTTTTTTCTCCCCTAAAAGAAAAATTATCAGGAGAATCTTGGATGTATTCTCTTTCTTCTTTTTTTTCTTTTTTTTCTTCTTCTTCTCTTTCTATTTCTCTTTCTATTTCTCTTTCTAACGGATACCTTGTCGGTACCGACTTTGCACCGCCATTGTTAGTATATGATTTAATTGACGTTTTTCTGTTTTTCTTTTCAATTTTTTTTAGCTTTTTTTCTTTTTCTGCGCGCCTTGTTTTTTGCTTACTTTTTGCGCCCGTTTTTATCTTGTTAAAATAGGGTTCTGACCATCTTTTTAGATGTGGCATAAACATTTTTTCACCGTCAAAAAAGAGTAATTCTAGTTCAATTAAATAGTTTAAAAATTCGTTTAATTCTTCTCTGGTCTTAATCTTAATTGCTAGCATCAATTTCCTGTAATCTATTTCATTTTTAAAAAAATATTCGCAACTTTCTTGCCTGGCTAAAAAATTAAACAAAAGCATAAAGTATGCATAAAATATAATTGATTCTTCTTTTAATAAATTCATTTCGTCGGAACTATCAAAAGCAGGCCTATATTGTAGCCATAGTGGGCTTTTTACTCTTGTTTTTACCTCATTATTAATGTTTGTGTTTTCCATCATAACCCCCTTTTTTCATCAGTGTTTTTTATAAATTGATACTGTTTGGATACACTTGTTTTGAGCATAGTAGACACCTCTTTTTTAATGTTTTGAATATATTGTATATAATAATTAGATAATATATTGATATTGTTATTTTTATTGTTGTTTTTACTTGACAATGAATGTGATTTTGAATAAGATCTTTTCATGGTTTTGTTTTGTTTACCCTGATTATTTGGCAAAAAAGTGGTCAGGGTAAACATTGATTCAGGTTAATAAATCTAATTGACCTAATCTTAATTATATTTCGGTTAAAATTTCAACTTTTTTTTAAAATTCCTTTTCGATCAAAAGCATGATAAACTGATTTAATACGGGTTTATTAAGTTAAAATAGGGGTTTATGATGGAAAAAGTTTTTCGATTTTTTTTCAGGATTTTTGCAAGATTGTACATTTATTGCGCGCTGCCGCTTATAGATTTATTTATGAATCTATTTTATTTTATAAAAACTCTGCCAGATTATAACGCTATAAAACGCCGTGAAATGTAATTTCTAGTCATAAAAGCGTTTAACCCCAGAGAAAACGAACAAGACGACTACCTAAAAAGCATTTATTCATACAGACGAGATCCTTTTAAAGGTCTGTTAAATTGGAACTGGCGTTCTTTATACATAGCTGCGGCAAAAGGTTTTATTGATGATTGCGACGGATTCGCGTTTCTAGCACACTGGATGTATAAAGACGGCGTTATATATTCTATTTTGAAATACGGCCTTAAGAAGAAAGACTTTAAAACCTGGCACGTTATTTATTATAGACCAGGGAAACAAAAAGTTTATTCGTCTGGTAATATCCACAATATGAGTTTTGAGAAATATTTAGGTTTATATTTCCCGTTTGAAAAATTTGTTGTTAAATTGCCCGCAAGAAAGTAATATGAATCAATTTGTTTGTCCTGCCGGGGTTGCTCCCATTTCCCCGGCACCAGTTTTTCATTTACACCTTTCTTTTGCTAAGTCTTCAAAACTTTCCTTAAAGGCTGCTGTTGCTTCGTTCAAATCTTTATAAATCAAATCTTCTTTTATTGTTACTATCTGCCTTTCATATTCTTGCGGTTCAAAATATATTACTCTATACCAATAATCACTATCATAGCTGCTAAGGTTAAACAATTCATAAGATACATTAGGCAATGATTCAACCATGCAATCACGAACCTCTGTTATTAAACCCCTGACCGGGTAACCATCAATTATCATAATGACCTTTTCATTTAGTTTAAATTTTGGTTTTTTTTCTTCCATCTTTAACACCTCTTTTCTTTCTTCTTTATTTTCAAAACTATTTTTTATGATCTGCCCGTTCCAAATAAAAGAAGCTGCATCCGGATATTTGGACCATAAAACAATCAATACATCCTGGATGAATGATTCATCGTTTGAATTAATATATTCTTTTATTTTTGTTGTTAAACCTTCAATACTTTTAATATCAATCAATTTTAGGTCTACGATTATTTCTATTATTTCGGCGCTTGTATTGTAAGTTTGCGCCAAAACCTGCAACCGGTCTTTTTGTATCTGGTTTTTTGTTTTAGAATCCATTAAAACCCCCCTTGTAATTTGTATGATAATTCTCTTCTCTCTTTGGTTTTGCGGCTTCCTGGCCCTTTCCGGAACTTTCTTTCAAACTTACCTGGCCAGTAAAAAGTTTTCGTTATATTCCAAGTGCATTTTCCTGGAATAACATCAAACAACATTCCGCCCATAAAAAAAGGGCCTTGAAATTTTTGATTCATTACGCCCCCCAGATATGATTTATAAACGTTGCAATTGATAAAAGATTTTCCTGGTTTTCTCTGTCATTCCAGGAATAAACCCCAACGGTTGCGTTTACATTGTTCCATACGGTCCGCTGAGCTACGCCCACAACCCCGCCTATTTTTTCATATGTTAAATTAAGCTGTCTAAGGGCTTGCTGTATTGCTACGCTGCCCCAAAATTGCTTTAACAAAGTAAGATCAATTAAAAGCACTTCGTAGTTTTCCGGCTCATTATGCAAAAGCCGGATTTTTTTTATATTTATGTTCCGAACCTGGCGGCCTATAATTTGTTTGCAGGTTGTTACGTTCAAATCAATTTCTTTTTTTGTTTGAATATCCATTGAAAAGAATCTGCCATTAAACATAAAAAATTTCCTTTGTCCGTTTTTCATTTGTTTTCGCTCCTTTTTAATTGTTGTTCTCTTAGTTCCTGATTCGTAAACGCCCTTTCAAGGTCGCTGCAATCTAAATTATCTTTGAGATTTCCAATATAAATTTCACCTGACATCTTACTATAATAATATAGCTCTCTGTCAGAACGCCCCCAGGCCCTTAAGGCCTGGAGAAACGATTTATAGTTAAAATCTACTTTATCACCGCGAACTATATACATTATTTCACCTCAACATAATAAATTTCCGTTTCGTCGTCGCGCTCGGATTCATCACATACAAAAAATCTGTTGTGGCAAACTAGCGAATCTTGACCATAAATGTTTTTACCAGGACGGAAGTAAAAGCATTTTTCACAATTATTTTTTATTCTGGCGTCGCCGTTTTCATCAATGTAGCTTTCAATTTCTGCCTTAACAACTTTCAATTTATTACCTTCAAAGTCTTTAAATATTGTGTTTATTTTCTGTTCTGAACTTTTCGGCGCTGCGGTTTCTTCTTCCTTTTCGCCAAAATCGATAATATATTTTTTGTCACTTTGTGCCCGGTCCATATAAAGGACCGTGTAATCGTTTTCTTTTAACCACATTTTAACTTTGTCAAAAGTAGTTTCTTTGATGGTTATTCTTTCATTTTCAACCATCATATAGTGAATACAATCCCACCAACAAACATAAACAGCGTTTCCTTTTAACATGTGATCTAAAACTGTTTGCTGTGTTTTGCTTAACTTTCTCATAATATCACCTCGTTTAAAAGGGGCGGTCTCCCGCCCCGGTTTTAATTATCTTTTGTAAATTAATTCTTCTTTTTTTGGCTTATCTGCGTTTATTTCAATAATTTTTTCAGAAACAATCACGCCCCAATTATCCAATAGGTTGTTTAAACTAGATCCGTTTGTGTATATATCCTTTTCAATTGCAATTGTTACTAAAACTTTTGTAAAATAAGGATTAATCGTCTTGCAAAAACTAAAAAATGTTTGATTTCCTTGAATGTAAATAACTCTTTTTAAATACTTTTTCATGGTTTCACCTCTAAATTAAAATTAACAACCTACACTTTAAAGTATACGTATATTTAAACGCTGGTCAACCAGCGTGATTGATTATTTTAATTTAATTTGTAAGTTGCTTTATTGATTAAGAATTATTTTACTTTCGGGCACGTTTCAACTATGAAGTTAGATATCATTAAAAGCTGTTTTTTGTCGGTTCGTGTTTCAAACGGGTAATAGCCGTTTTTTTCTTTTAGATAATTTATGATTGTTTGTTCTGACAAACCAGTATAATAGGCTATTGCTCGGACCGAATATTTTTTGTGGCGCATTGCCTGAATTATTGGAACACTGCCCCATATTTCGCGTAATTGCAAAACCGTTATATCAATTTTTTCGTATTCGCAAAACGGGCCGAAATAGGGCTTTAAATTACAAATATTCACATTTTTAGTAATACCCTGGAGAACAAATATAATGTCAATCATTTTCGCCAGGGGGCCGGCCACATCCGGCACTAGTTCGGCTGTAAACAGCCTATTGTTGACTTCAAAAACTTTTGTTTCTATCATCTTTCAAAATATATTTAAATTCACAAAATAACCTTAACCGCCCGCTTTCAATTTTTACTATAACGGGTGCGGCGTTCTTTATTCTTATTGTATCAGGAATTTCAAACACATACAACTTTTCATTAATAATTATTTTAACTTTTCCGCCGTATATTTTTGTTGTAATAGGCATTTTTTCTAATAGATCATAATCTATACGCCCTTTTAACATTAAGTTAATCATTTTAAGATCATACATTTTTAATACTCGTCTATTTTTTCTAAAAACCAATTTGCGACCGTTCTCCAGTCTGGGGCTATTTTTACCGGTTCGCAAACCTCATGTGTGAATATATCACGGGCCGCAATATTGTAAATCCTACAATCCCAGTAGTGATTTTGTGCCCTGGTGTTTCTTTTTCTCCACTCCAATTTTACCACGTTGCCGGTTTTTTCGTTCACTTCCTGATAAACATATTCAGCTGTGTATTGATCAAAATACTTTTTGTCGTATCCGCTATCAAGTTCTAAAAATGCAGTTGTATTACTTGGAAAATCGCTTTCATTAAATCCGTTTTCATCCAGGCTGTTAGGAAAATTCATAAACCCGACCGGCTGCGGTCCCTGGTCCGTTGATTCAACTTCCCATTTTTTACGCAAATAATCTGCTACTTGACTTTTATAGCTGTCCACCTGCACCGAATACGCTTTGTGTGTGTGCTGTTTTTTGGAAAGTGTAAACAAAGCAAAACCCCTGCTTTGCGTCGCTGCCTGCCCCTTTATTGCAGAAACCCTGCTTTCGTATTGGCTACAAAAATCAAAAACGGCGGCCTGTTTATTACCGCTATCCACGCATGTATATTGTATATTATATGGTATTCGGCGCGGGCTATCATCATAAAAAATCTTTTCAATAACACTGTGCAAAGCTTGCCAGGCGTCGCCGCCGCTGTCCGTATTTCCCCGGATTCGTAGTTTCCCTATTGAATAGGTCTGTTTTCCTAAACAATGCCCAACTATTTCTAAATCTATATAACCCTTTGGTTTGTCTGGGCTGCCGTTAACATCCACCGCACAAGTCAACAAAACTATTTTTCCGTTTCCGTCTTGTTCAGCTAAACTATTCGGGACCGTTCCGGGCGCGTACGGTCTAATTAGATTTCTAAAAATGCCTGAATCAATCTTTTTACTTTGATCTGACCAGGGTAAACCCAAAACATTATTATAATAAACCTGCAATTTAACTTTGTTTTCCTGGCTGCTTATAAAATCATAAACGCACTCTTTCCAGGAATAAAAAAGAGAGTAAAACGCGGGTAAATGATATGACCTATAACCCTTTTTTATTGCCTGCGCCGTCGGCACCCACTCGCCTTTATTAACCATATTTCGTTTATGGTGTTCATATATTTTTTCTTGGCAATGTTTACAGATATAACATACTGATTCTTCTATTAGGTTTCCAGCTCCGTCTTTTTTGAAATGTAGTCCTTTTGTGATCCCGTCGCCCTGCTCAAGAATCTGTTTTCCGCCGCAATGCGGGCAGGGAACAAAAAATTTTCTTTGGTCGCCTAGTAAAAAGCGCTTGTATATATTACTATTATGCTCCTTTAAAGGCGTTGATATATAAGCAATTTTCCTTGTAGTTTCAAATGTATCTGTCCTTTTTACTGCAAGGTCAATCGGGTCGCCCTGCTTTGAAACTTCCGCCGCGTCAATTTCGTCACAAAGGAGAACTTTAATAGAAAACATTCTCATTTTATTGGGGTTTCTTGATCCGACCGCAATAAGGAACCCGCCAGGAAATTCTTTCTTTGTTGCCGTGTCTCCTGTTTTGTGGCTGTGTTTTTTTTGTGTGTTACTTCCGATTTTGTTTTGCATTTTGGAAGTCTGCAACATTGAATCAATACGCGTTTCAATATTCGCTTTTGCAAGGTCTCTATCTGCTGTAACATACATCATAGGTGCGGGCGCCACGTCTATTATATAGCCGATTGCATTTTCAATAATCCCCATGGTAAACCCAAGCTGCGAACCTTTCATAACAGCGAATTCTCGCGTACTGTTATTGACAGAAAAACAATCCAGCACTTCGCGCAAAAAAGGAGAGTTTTTAAATTTGTATCTTCCAGGAATTCTTGAATATTCACTTGTGAGAATTCTTTTATTTTCGGCCCATTCAGGGGCGGTCATTATCTTTTTATCTGGCACGTGAGACCGGACCACTTTATTTAAAAAATTCAACTGTTTGCGTTTTGTTTGTGTTATCATAATAATTTTGTATTTTTTAAGTGTTTTATAATTTCAAATAGGTCTTTTTCGTAAGAATTCAAAATGGGCTCTTTGGAGTGTAAAAGATCTTTTATTTTTTTGTTTTTTGCTTCCAACTGTTCTGTAAAAGATTTTTTCATAATTTCACCTCTGCTTTTAAACCACTTTAATTCGTACTCTAATCTATCTATTTTTAATTTCATTTTTTTATTTGCTTTCTTTAACTCTCTTATTTGTTCCCATGTTTTTTTACTCATTGTAATTTTTTTCCATTTCTTTTTCCTGGACCTGTCCATAAATAAAATTTGTAATCATTTTGCAAATTGCATTAATTTGAATGTCTTGTTTATTTACTCTCTTTTCAAGTTGATATATCCGCCACAATTGAAGAATAAAAGAAATATTCATTATAACAATCGACCATACTGCTATCTTTTCAATATTCATTTTTGTTTACCTCAAATAGTCCGCAACATTTATTTTTAAGCTTTATTTTTTTTAACTTGTTATCGGTCCGACCGCAAAACCTAATAGCGCAATAATAAAACGCTTTTTCATGTTCTAACGACTTCCACCGCTGCGCGTGCCTGCATTGTCTACAAGTATTGTGGTTTTCTCTAACTTCAAACAAACCGTTCATAATTCGAACCCTTTTTCTTTTAACCATTGTATCATAGCTGCCGGGGCCGGTAACGTCACCTTTATAATTTCTTCAAAACTGTATCTAATTTGCGAAAATTGATCTTTCTGGAGAGAAAAAAACTTTCCTCTTTTACAAAATAAATACTGAAATTCTTGTATTTCTTCCGGTGTCATATCGTTAATTTGTCTAGTCATTATTTACGTTTTCCCGGTTCTTGAACAAAACCCGTTTTAAAATTTCTAATTTTGCCGTTGTATTTTCTTTGTGTATGTGAAAATCAGTTTCAAGTTTTATGTTTCTGTAAGTCAAATAAACAAGGCAAATAACAAAAAATAAATCAAAACTAAAATCTATATCAAACATGTTTCATTTCACCTCTTTAAATTTTATCTCACCGCACGAACAAAGAACCTCAAGATCATATGTACAAAAACCACATTCTTGATAATTCCAGAACGGGCAATCTTTGCAAGAATCGTTTTTGCTGTAAACACTTTGATAAACTTTTCCTTTATGCTCTATTGTTACTTTCATTTTCACCTCTTTGTCAAAGCAACAAAAATCATTGCAATTATTACAAAGTCCCAAAAAGTTAAGCTGAAATACATTATTCACCCTCGTTGTTTTTTGAAATTTCTACAACTCTGACTATTTCTTTAAGAGTTTTTAAATCCAGGATTAAAGAACTTTTCCCCTTTTCAAGATAAATTTCGTCGTTATAACCGTAATCATAATTAATAGTTATTCCTTTAACTTTCAATATATACATTTTAAACCTCGTCAATTTCTTCTATATCTTGTTTTTCCTTGCTTAATGCTGCCTGGCCCTGCTTTCTGCTTTTTACTGGATTGTCTTTAAAATATCCGTCAACCTCGTCAATCGTTTCTTCAATAACCGTGACTAGTTCATCTCGCATCAAGTCAAGAATGCGGTTTCTGGCGTTATCGTTGTCGTTTTCGACTATAGCAATTATTTCCTCCACGTTCGCAACTGGAACATTATTTATTTTTGAAAAAAGCGCTTTCATTATGTGGCCTAAATAGCCCTCTATTATTTTTCGATCAAATAAGAGATTTCTTTTTTCCATCAATTCAAGTTCGGCCTTATCTGCCATCGCTTTTGTTTTTCTGATTGACTGGATTTTTTCTTGTGGGGTTTTTGTTTTTTCGGTCTTCATGGTTACTTCCTCCTCTTTGGGGTTTTTTGTTTTATCGGTATCGGTATCGGTATCGGTATCGGTATCGGTATC